ACAGATGAAATGACTAACAGCCAAAACCAACTAGCCAACATTAGAAGAAGGGCTACAATCTAAAATCAAATAAACTAACTTAAAATCTATTATATAATATGCCTTGCGAAAAATGTGAAAACGGAAAATACAAATGGGGAAAGACAGGAAGCTGTACTTACGACTCAGTAGCTGAATGTGAAGAAGCCAATAAAGACTATTACGAAGATATGAAAGTAACAAACATAGTAGAACTAGTAATTGCAGACGATTCAGAAGAACTAGCTATTGACGCTATTAGTTTAGTAACATCACCTGCAATAGAACAAGACTTTGTTTATTTTGGAAAAGAAAAGAATAACTTAACATTCGCTAAAGTAGATGAAGAAAAAAGAATGTTGGTTAGTCCTGCTCTTATTCCTAATAAGCAAATATTCAGACACAACCCTAATACAGATTCAGATTACTATGTTTATTTTAGTCCTGATACAGTTAGGAAAGCTTCTGAATTATATTTGAAACATAACAATCATCATAAAGCTACATACCAACACCAAGACAGAGTTTCAGGCGTTCTAACAGTTGAAAGTTGGATTAAGGAAGGTGATATGGATAAGTCTAAGTTATACGGCTACGATTTACCTAACGGCACTTGGTTCGTTAAAATGAGAATTGACAATGATGAGCTTTGGAATAAAATCAAAGAAGGAGAACTTAAAGGACTTTCAATTGAAGGGTACTTTACGGACAAGATGGAAAAGATGTCAGAAAAAGCTCCAACAAATGAAGAAATTCTTACAGCACTTAATGAAATAATTAAGGAAAATCAAACAAAAAAATAAATATTCTATTATATAACAAACAATTAACAATAATCAACTATGGATTTAAAAGAACAAATTTTAGTAGCTCTAGGACTTGACAAAGAAGAAACAATTAAGTTAGAGTGGCAAGCAAAATCAGAAGACGGAACTATTTTCGTTTCAACTGCTGAGGAATTAGAAGCAGGAGTAGACATTTCAGTATTGACTGAAGATGGAACTACAATTTTATTACCTGTTGGAACTTATAAGACTGACGCAGGAGTATCTTTCAGAGTAGAAGAAGAAGGTATTGTTGCTGAGGTTATTGAATCAGAAACTGAAGAAGTAGTTGAGGAAGAAGAATTAGCTGAAGAAGTTACTGAAGAATTAGAAGTTGAAGATGACGCTTTTGAAAGATTAGTACAAAGAGTACAAAACTTAGAGGACGCAATCGCAGACTTAAAAGAAGATAAAGTTGGAGGTGATGACGAAGTTGAAGAAATGTCAGAAGAAACAACTGAACCTTCTACAAATCCTAAGTCTATTAAAACTACAGAAGTAGTTGAGTTTTCAGCAGAAGATGAATTAACTAAGTTAAAAGAAGAAAACGAAAAACTAAAGACTGAGTTAGCAGCACAACCTGCTTCAGCACCTTTAGATACAAACAAGTTTAGTTCAGATAGAAAGCCAATGGCTAGAAAAGAATATAACAAACTATCTAAAAGAGAAAAGTTCTTACACGATTTAAATAAATAATAATTAATAAATAAAACACAAAAATTATGGCATTTACTACAACAAGTAATTATGCAGGTAAAGAAGCAGGATTCTACATCTCAGCAGCTTTAAACCAAGCAAACTCACTAGAATACTTAACTATGATGGAAAATGTTAAGTATAAGTCTAACATTCAAAAAATGGCAGGTTCAGGATTAGTACAAAACGCTACTTGCGACTTTATTGACGCAGGTACTTTAGCTTTGACAGAAAATGTACTTACTCCAAAATTGTTACAAATTAACCTTGATTTATGCAAGTCCACATTGTTGGATTCGTGGGAAGCAAATCAAATGAGAGCAGGAGCAGGAGCACCACCACCTGCAAGTTTTGATGATTATGTAATCTCTTATATGGGAGAAATTATCGCTAATGGAGTTGAAGAATCAGTATGGTCAGGAGCAGCAGCTACAGCAGGACAATTTGAAGGGTTCTTAACAGCTACTACAGGAGCATTTGCAGTAGATGGTACAGTAAACGCTTCAACTGCTTCAGGTGCTTACACAGCAGCTAACATCATTGCTAACTTACAAACTTTAACAGCTGATATGGCAACTGATATTTCAGCAGTATTGAGAAAAGAAGACTTACATATCTATATGAGTCCTAAGACTTATGCTTTATATGTATCAGCAGTATCTACATTAGGATATGTTAATGCTTACAATATGAATGGAGATTATGCACCTGTTTTTGAAGGGTACAAAATCGCTGTTTGTAATGGAATGCCAAACGACCAATTAGTAGCAGCAGAGAAGTCTAACTTATTTTTCGGTACAGATTTAATTTCTGACCAAACTGCAAATATCAAATTAATGGATATGTCTGCTCTTGATGGAAGCGATAATATGAGATTAGTTGCTCGTTACTCAGGAGGTGTTCAGTTAGGTATCGGAGCTGATATCGTTCACCAATCATAATAAAATAAACGGATGGAGGGGGTAAAACCCTTCCACCCTTAACCTAAAAAAAACAATAATATGGCTTGTATAGCACTAACAAAAGGTAGGGGTCTTGATTGCTCAAGAACGAGTGGAGGAATCAAATACGTGTATTTCGCAGTTTATGACCAAGTAACATCTATACCACAAACAGCAGGAGAAGTAACTGATATTGAAATGGGAACTGACGTTCTTTATAGATACGCTATGCCTTTAGGTACAGCTAGTCTTTCTGAAACAATTACAGGTAGTAAGGAAAACGGAACAATTTTTTACACTCCAACTTTAAATCTTATACTTAACAAATTAACAAAAGAAGACCAAAACCAAATCAAACTTTTAGGTCAAACTAAACTTATTTGCTTTGCTCAATTAAACGCTACTCTTGCTAACGGACACGATGTTATCGTAGCTTTAGGAACAGTAAACGGAATGGAGCTTAACGCAGGTACTATTGATTCAGGTGCAGCATTCGGAGATAGAGGAGGTTACACTCTTACTTTTGATGGAATGGAAACAGAACCTTTCCCAATGGTTGAAGACTACACTACAGACCCATTTGACAATTCAGCGTTCACAATGGGAACAATAGTTACTTCTTAATCAGTATTCTTTTATATATTTCTTGAATGGGGTGGCTTAGTGGCTACCCTTTTCTATTAGTCTAGTGAAGGTGTTACAGCTTGTCTGTATATAGGAAACTAGCGTTCACTATGGGTTAAAGGGTGCTTCGGCATCCTTTTTCTCTTATTAACCAAACAAATTCAACTTTTTTCTATTATATAATATGATACAAGCAATTACTGCAACAAACTTTACAGCATATATATCAACTGAAGACAATCGTATAAATACTTCTGTTGCTAAGACGCAGATAAGACACTTAGTAAAGTTCATAAATGATATGGACGGAAGTGTAGAATACGCTTACCCTACTGAACAAATAAACAATAGATATACGCAAATGGGATTCACTTATCAAGCTTCTTTAGAAGGTTTAGACTTATATGACGCTGAAGTTCATTTATTACCTGCGGGATATTGGAAGTATGAAGTTTACGAGGTAAGTTGGGTTGGAACAGTTACTTTAGATGAAAATCACGCACCTTCTACAGAAACTGAAGTGTTACACCCTGCTGCAAATGTTGGAATAGTACAAGGGTTAGTAACTAAAGGAAAAATGTATCTAGCAGAAAAAGACGGAACAGAACAAGTTCAATACACACAATACCCTGAAACTTCAGGAACTAATTATATATATTACGGACAATAAAATAAAAAAAAATGGCAATAGACAATGTACAACAATTATTAACTGAGCAACTAGGAAAAAATAGATGTGATGTAATATCAACAACAGCAATGACAAGCAAAGATTATTATGCAGTATTCTTTCCTGTAGAGAGCGTAGTAGCTTCAATAGTGGCTTCTAACGTTCAAACAGGTACAGGTAGTGCAATAGCTAACCTGCACACAACTTTCGCAGCAGGAACGACTTTATTCTTAAATGTAACGGCTATCACTTTGACTAGTGGAGTTGCTATCTGTTACTATGACCAAGTAATATAATGAAGTTAGCACTAGGAATGTCTTTACCTTCTAGTAATAAAGGAGGATTAACACCTGTACAAAAGCAAGTAAATGACTTTAAGGTTAGGGTTGTTGCTGATGGGGGTGTATTTGAGGCTAACACTTGTTTAGAAGCACAATTAACAATTTTAAGTAATATACAATGAGTTTATTAGATGATGTAAGTATTGTAGTAACTCCTAATGGATATAAGGCAGGAGAATTGTATGCAGTTAAACCTAATAATGGAGACGCAGATATGGATGTTACTAGAGCAACTGCTGCTACAAGAGTAGATGAGAATGGTTTAGTAAATTATGCTGAGGTTATAGGAAGTGAGTTAGTTACTAACGGAGATTTTGCTACTGATAGTAATTGGACAAAAGGCACAGGTTGGAGTATTGAAAATGGTTATGCAGAAAGCACTGCGTTGAATACAAGAAGTATTTATCAAAATATAGGTAATGCAGTTGTAGGTAAAAAATATAAAATAACCTACACTATTTTAGAAACCAATGGAGGTAATTTTAAATTAGTTTATGGAGGAGTTAATGGTACGATTAGAAATAGTATAGGCACTTATTCAGAAATTATTACTGCAACTTCCTCTAGTGATTCAAATGTTTATTTTGACGCATTAAATGTTATGATTGGTAAAATAGACAACATATCAGTAAAAGAAGTTACAAGAGATAACGTACCTCGTATAGACTACACAGGAGGAGGTTGTCCACATATATTAGCAGAGCCACAGAGGACTAATATTGTTACTTATAGTGAAACTTATGGTTCAGGTACTTTTTTTATTGGAACTTCAGGTTCTACGATTGACAATACAACAAACATTTCTCCAAGTGGAGATGCTAATGCAACACAATTAACGAGCACAGGTGCAGGTAAATTACAGTCAGGAGGATTAGGTTTAACTCAAAATACAGATTATGTACTTTCTTTTTATGCTAAAAATGTAGATGCTACGCTTGTTAATAGCAGGGTTTTAGGTCTAGGAGGTAGTGGAGGGACTAATTTAACATCAGTAGATTACACAAGTCAATTAAGCACTACGGAATGGACGAGAATTACACATACATTTAATACAGGTACAAATACTACAATTTATGTATATTTATCAAGTTCTTTAAATAGTGGAGGCACTATACAATTGTGGGGAGCACAATTAGAAGAAGGCTCTTACGCAACATCATACATTCCAACCTCAGGAAGTACAGTTACAAGAAACCAAGACATCTTCACAAGAGATGGTATAGGTAGTTTGATTAATAGTACAGAGGGGGTTTTGTTTGTAGAGATGGCTGCTTTACAAACTACAAATACTAATACAGAGTATTTAGTTATGTCTGATGGGGGTTATGCTAATAACAGTATTATGTTTCAATTAAGAAGTGGGGCTAACCAATTAGCAGTTTGGGGATATAGTGGTAGTGTTTATCAAATTGCTGAAATAATTACTTTAACAGACATAACTGATTTTAATAAAATAGCAATTAAATGGAAAGTAAATGATTTTGAAGTTTTTATCAATGGTTCTTCAGTTTATTCTTCAGGTACATATACAGCACCAACAGGATTAGATAGAATAGAATTTTCAAGAAATGGCTCTTCTCTTTTCTTCGGCAAAGTAAAACAACTACAAGTATATACCACAGCACTCTCAGATGACCAAATAAGACAAATAACTCAGTAATATGAACATATATAAATTACAATACGAAACAAAGGTAGAAGGAGATGCTGACTTACTTGCTAAAGGTACTTATGAAGTAATAACTGAAGAAGGAGTTACTCAAGATGTTTACAGAAATGGTACACAGGCTATCGTGTATCTTGGTAAAATAGTAGAAGTACCTGCAACTTATGATAAAGATGGTAAAGAATTAACTCCTCCTATTTATTATGATGGAGTATTTTACGACCTAATGACTACAGAAGAATATGATTTTGGAATACACGAGTTATTTCCTGTAAATTGTGTACATTCGTTCTTAGGTTATGAAAAGAACGCAGAAGGTACAGATGTAGACCCTGATGAATTAATAATAGAATAAAATGGATAAAATACTTAGTATAAACTTAGAAACATCAACAGCTCCAATGGTGCAAGAAGTAAGAGGAAGGGATTACATAGAATACGGAACGGAAGATTGGAAAAACCTCTATCCTCAGTTCTTGATTGACCTTTACTACAATTCTAGTACACACGCTGCAATTATAAATCAGACAGCTGAAATGATAGCAGGAGAGGACTTAGTATGTGAAGAAGACGAGGTTAATTTAGAATCTTATGTAAAATTAAAGAAGTTCTTAAGACACGCTAATTCTAATGAAAGTTTACACCAAGTAATTAAGAAAGTAGCTTTTGACTTTAAACTTCAAGGAGCTTACGCTTTACACATCGTTTGGAATAGAGAAAGAACAGAAATAGCAGAGGTTTATCACGTACCTGTAGAGAGGGTAAGAGCAGGAAAACCAAACGCAATGGGCAAGGTAGACTGTTTTTATATAAGTGCTGATTGGGGAAACACTAGAACGAATAAACCATACCCTGTACCTGCTTTTAATGTGAACGACAGAACTTCAGGAAGTCAATTACTTTACACAGGTGCTTACAGTCCTAATATGGATTGTTATCATACACCTGATTACATAGCTGCGAATAATTGGGCTTTAGTAGACCAAAAGGTTGCAGAGTTTCATTTAAACAATATAGAAAATGGATTTAGTGGGAGCTATTTTGTTTCTTTTGCTAATGGTATCCCTACGCAAGAGGAGAGAAGACAAATAGAACAAAGCTTAGTAGAGAAATTTACAGGAG